AAGAACGAAGCCCGCGATTGGCCCGACTGGCGAACATCATCACCCGATCAGGCAATCGAGCATGTACACCCGCTTCCTCTCCCGCCCGCACCCGGCAGCAAGGGGTGATGGGATGAGGAACAGCTATAAAGGATTTAAGACAATGAAGGTGACGCCGAAGCAAATTGGCCGCGCCATCGTTAACTCACGCAGAATTATCCGCAGCAACAACCCGCCATGGCTTAAGAAGCTGGCTCACGTTGTTCTCGCTCTTTCTGCAACAAAGGGGTGATGGGGCTGTGACTCCGGTACAGCGCAAAACTATTCAGGATGTTTATATTCGCCTGTGCAGCGACAGTCGCTTTCGCCTGAGTATGGCAGAAGCGGCACAATACACAGGGCTGATACTCAAAATTCACGCTCTATCCGTTTGGATAGCCCTCGGCCTTGACAACATGGAGCGCATTGCGAATGGAACGCACAACTGTCTTTCCATGCGAAGCTTAAACCCATGAAATCCTCCCCCGAGACAATCGCAAAGCTGGAGAGGGCGAAGTGACCCGTAAGGAATTTGAGGCCGCCGAAGAAGATGACTGGCAGACAATCGCCGCGCTGCTCAAGGCAGGGTGTTCGATGCCGCTTCGATTGAAACGGAAATACGACGCCCATCAGGATGATATGAAACGTCGGATGTTCCCGGCGTATTACCGACAGCTTCGCGCAATCCAGGGGGAGCAGTAAGTGACTAAGGTAAGCCCGTGATCCCCACCTATCTCTACCCAGACCGCTCTCGCATCAACCACTTGCTTCCAGTGCTCTGGGCCTTCCCATATCTCACATGCAAAGACCTTGGCGAGATCCTGCATTGCAGCCCATCCTTGGTTTCCAAATATGCCTACAAGCTTGGTCTCCCCTCAAGACTCCGCCAGCCACAATCTACTTGCTCCCGTGGCCACAGCAAGCCTCCCGGCCAGAGCTGCCCCACTTGTTTCTACCTGCGCAAACATAACAGAAAGTTCTCCAATGTCAGACTCAACCAAAGGCCAGGTCTTGTTAAAGGATCAGTCGGTCACCAAGATAAGCCTGAGTCTAATCCAAGAAGACGAGTCCTGGGTCTTCGAGTGGGGGCAGAACAGGTTAGTCCTCCCAACCAAGATTGCCATGGAGATAGCGGGCAAGATAGATAGCCAGTCGAGCTTCAATGACGGGGTTGAGGCCTGCGCCATGCAGATACAAACCTATGTGGATAAACAACCAAACGGGGTTCTGCGCGAAATTCCTCGTCTCCTCCGCAACCTAAAACGGGAGTAACACTATGGGCAACATCCATCACCTAGCAAGGCAAGAGTCGTTGATTAGGAAACGCCTCCAAGAACCGCTCTCCGTGCGGCAGCACCGGCTTAGCCATATAAGTATCGGCTCTCCCAGGGAGCCCTTAAACGTAATCGCGCCTATCATGCCAAAGTCTCTCCCCACTCAATACGCGCCAAATCACACCCTGGCCTGGAAGATCATAGCCCTCGGTATGGCCTCAGCCTTAAAATCAGGTCTATCCAATTGAAATTTCATTCTCCCGACCGGCCCAGACTATCAGTAACACCCCACTCCCTTGGGGTTGGCCAATACGTCTGGGATGGTAAGCCAGTCGCTGCCCTGCCAGATTTAATCATTGCTCCAAGGCCAGAAGAGGCCTTTGATATTCAGATCATGCTCCAAAGCACTCCTGGCCAATACACTTGGTATGAAGCTATGCTTCCAATGGATCAAATCCCTTTCTTTTTGGCCGCTTGGCTGGCAGACCCAGAGCAGGTAATGGTAGACTATTTCAAATATCCTGGGCCAACCAAGAGCCCAGCTGGTAGTGAGGAACTATCCGCAGGGGATTTGTTTTAATGACTAAGCATTTCGAGAATGGCAAGCTCATTCGTGTGCATATTCATCTCAATCAGGATGATGCTGATATAATTAAAACCTTTGCTAAGAGTAAAGGCATATCTATAGCTGAATTTACTCGGCAGTCAGTTCATACAGCGTTACGAGGGCTTAGACCAGGGCAGATTATAGCCTATGATAGAGTCCTTCGCTACGATATGGAAAATGCCCAGCGGTTCTTAACCAGAGCAATCGCTAGAATACAGAAGCCAAAACAAGGCACTACAATTATAGAGCTGCCGCATAAACATACCAAGCGGAAAAAGAAATGTTAGGCACTACACTTGGCACACTTTTGCACTACAAAATAGCCCACCACGGCCATTATCCAGACCGTGCCATTGACATACGCCGCACCGCCGTCCATTATGCACCGTCACGCATCGGGCGCTAAGTACGCGCCGCAGACCGGGGAACATCACCACCATGGCAATCCATACACCACTCACCATCCTTGGCATCGAATTCTCATTCGTGCAGCGCTACGCGAAGGGACACGTTTGCAATGAGGCAGAGGCCCGAGTGCTAAACAGCTCCCTCGGTGAAGCCCTGCACAACAATTTCGCGCGGAGAGTCAAGGCAGCGCAGGAAGCCAACCAAGCGGGGCTACAACCAAGCCATATTGCCAAGCTAAAAGAGGACTTCCTCAAATATGAGTCTGCTTACTTCATTGGCATGGGCTACCAAGACCCCATAGTGGCCCTCTCAAGGAAGCTGGCCAAAGAGGCCATATCGGTCCAATTACGCAAGGGCGGCGTTGATCCAAAGTCCAAAGATGAGGCCTGGTTCGATACCAAGATCGAAGCGGCCCTTGCAGCCAAGCCATACTTTCGCCAGGAGGCCACAAGGAGAATCGAATCTACCCGAGAGGTTGCCTCCCAGGTAATTGACGGCCTTGATCTCTAACCATGAACGAGGGGGAAATTCTCTACCAAGCTCTATCTGCCAAGATTGGCATTGTGGTGAGATGCGGTGATCAGCTCACACTTGCCCGCCAGCGCCTCTACGCAGCGCGTGAGCGCCTTAAAGACCCCACTCTTGCTGGGTTGCAAATTCGGGCTGGCTTCAATGGCGAGCTGTGGATACTCTCTGGGGGCCAGCATGAAGCTATCTGAACAGGCCACCGCGATGCTGGAGCGAATTGAGGAATACCGTATGGCCGTGCACAAAGTCGCAACCACCAAGCTCGAAGCGATCCCTCTTGCCTTCGGGGAGCTTCAAGAGGCTGAATACGCCCTCAACCGCTCCGTTCGCATGTTTAGAGAGTCCTACCAGAATGTGAGTCTCCTCGATGGTGCATAAGCTCAAGGAAGAAACGGTGAGAGTGCATTGTCATATCTATTCGAGAGATATCACTCGGATTGAGGCTATGTTCACACCGAGATTAAAATTTGCCACCGCCCTGCGCGAGCTGGTCCGAGTGATGTTGGATCGAATCGAGGCCGAGGCGAAGCAAGGCGTAGCCCCACTCCCCACCATGGATGATCTAGATTTGGGAGAGCAGGAATGAGCACAGAGACCTTACCTGTTCCAACGGACAGCCCATTGGCTGAGGCTACCGTGGATAGCCTAGATGAGCTGTTCCGCCGCGACCCGCTAAAACTCACCGATGGCGACGTAGACAAGATTGTAGCAGAATTACGCAGAAAGCGCGCCTTATGGGTGCAGGCTGCCGCTGAGGGCAAGACGAGAGCACCGAAGGAAAAGGCACAAAAGGCAGAGGCAAAGCCTGAGATGGACTTGAGTGATATAATATGATGGAATTTAAGCAGCTTGCCGATGCAGCCCTCTTACTCATAGACTATAACGAAGCTAATAGAGATATTGGCTTCCTCAACAAGTCTATCGCTATGGATCAAGAAAGGCTTACAACTGCGGTAGCGCAGAGAGACAAGGCAGTCAATAAGCTGGAAGGTATGGGCATAGTTATGCCGGGGGAAAAGCCTTGAACATCAATAGTGACTGGCTCAAAAATCAATTTGCAGAAGCAAAGCGAGATGTAGAGTTGTGGCCGGAGTGGATGAAGAAGGTAGCACACTTTGACGGTGCAAATCGCTTCCATGACTGAGCCAAACCCCTCATTTTCCAAGGCTCTCCCCGGTCTCCAGATTGCCTGGGACAGCACCTCCATGGGCGCGCTGAAAAAGTGCCCCCGCTTCTACCAATATAACATCGTCGAGGGCTGGGCACCCAAAGGCGAGCAGGTCCACTTACATTTCGGCATCCTCTACCATGCATCCTTGGAGCGTTACGATCATGCAAGGGCCGAGCAGAAGTCTCACGATGAAGCCACCAGGATTGCAGTAAGGTATGCTTTAGAAAATACCTGGGACGTAGGCCTGGGGAGACCATGGATATCCGATCACAACCAGAAAAACCGCGCAACATTAGTGCGCTCTATAGTCTGGTATTTAGATCAATTCGGCGCGGATGATCCATTCAAGACTATTATCTTGGCCAATGGCAAGCCAGCGGTGGAGCTGAGTTTTAGGCTGGAACTAGACTACTCTGCCCATATGACCGGGGAGACCTTTCTACTATGTGGCCACTTGGATCGCCTTGTGGAATATCAAGAGAAAGTCTACATCTCCGACCGTAAAACCACCGGCCATACTTTAGACGAGCGCTACTACGAGCAATTTTCCCCCGACAACCAATTCTCCACCTATGTCTTTGCTGGCAAGGTGGTCTATGCCAAGCCAATAGAGGGCATAATTGCCGATGCGGCACAGATAGCAGTATCATTTTCTCGCTTCGAGCGCCGAACCATCCCGCGCGCGCAGAGTCAGCTCGACGAGTGGCACAGAGACCTTGGCTATTGGTTGAACAACGCGCAGGGCTACGCAAAGGCAAACTATTGGCCCCAGAACGATCGCGCCTGCTACGGTTGTACTTACAGGTCAATATGTAGCAAACCACCTCAGGTACGCGATCAGTGGCTCGCAGCTAACTTTGTGAAAAGACAGTGGAATCCGTTGGCAGTTCGAGGGGATATCTAAACATGGCTGACCCAAACAAAATCCTATTCATTGGCGAATCCTCTGCCGGCAAGACCTGCGCCCTTGCCTCCCTACTATCCGCTGGCTACAACGTGCGCGTGATTGACACAGACAACGGCCTCTCTGCCTTGAAAAATATCATGGAAGACCCCCAATCAAAATACGAGAAAGGCAGCCTGGAGCGCCTCTCCTATATCACCCTGACCGAACCAATGCGCATGGCAGCGGGCCGTATCATCCCCGCGCGGGCTACAGTGTGGAACAAGGCTGTTGCCATGCTGAACGACTGGAAAAATGACGATCCGCTTTTAGGCACGGTCTGCAGTCTAGGCGGGGTTCAATCATGGACTGAGAAGGATGTACTGGTGATTGATACCCTCTCCACCATGTCCCAGGCGGCAGTAAACTTTCATCTCGGTATTAACGGGGCGATAGGCGCGATCCGTACTTCTAACGAGGGGCGCAGAGACATTGGCGCGGCTCAGCAGCTCATCCGTTCCATGCTCCAACTTCTCTACGATGTAAGTGTCAAGTGCCATGTGATTATCAACTCCCATGTGACCTACGTTCGCCAGGATGGGAGTGGTGATCTAACGCCGGGCGAGAACGCCCCAACCCAGGGCTTCCCATCATCCATTGGCCGGGCGCTGAGTCCAGAGATTCCGCGCTACTTCAACGCGGTCCTTATGGCAAAGGTCATGGGAGCTGGTGCCGCTACGCGGCGCAGAATTTACACTATATCCCAGGGCAACGTCAATCTGAAAAACGTCGCCCCCATGCGAGTAGCCCCCGAATATGCACAAGAAAGTGGCTTGGCAGAGTACTTCAAGGCCGTCAAAGGAGAAACCAAACCAGATGCGACCATCCCTAATCCTAATAGTGCGGCTGCATAATGAGAACCAGGAAGAGTTCAATGCCGAGTTGCAATTAGACGAAGAGACCCTTCTTGCCGCCTGTGTATCACCTGGCTTTAAGTCTTTAGGAGAACTGGAGGAACTACAATGGGAAGCTAAAAAACAAGCACGCGATAAGGCACAGGCCAAATTGAGTCAAGATCTCGGCTTGGCCTTCGGTACTATATTATCTGTCCTTACCAATCACTTTGCCCAGACTAAACACTAATCTTGCCTTAGCCGATAGATCGGCACTTTCCTTCAACCATGGAGCTTTATCCAATGCCTGACTTTTCATCTCTCCTTTCCAAGCCGGTCGACGACATTAAGCGCCCGGCAAGCCTACCACCTGGGACGTACTTCGGCACGGTTAAGAATTTCGAAGTGGGGGAGTCTCCCGAGAAAAAAACCCCTTTCGTCCGGTTCAACTTTGCCCTGACTCATGCCGGGCCGGACATTGACCCCAATGACATGGCCGAGGTGGACCTTTCCAAAAAGCAACTGCGCCAGGACTATTACATCACCCCTGATGCAGAATATCGCCTCAAGGAGTTCCTTGAGTCAATGAAGATTCCGTCGAAAGGCCGAACCTTCCAGTCCATGTTGCCCGACGCTATCAGCCAGCCTGTCATGCTGGACGTTGTGCAGCAGCTCAACCAGAAAGACCCTACAGCACCCCCGTACAACAACGTGCGCTCTTGTAAAGGTGCTCAGTAGTCTAGCCTATCCTGCGCCTGCCCAGTGTGGCCCCGAGCTGGTTATCTTCGGGGCACCATTTAAGGAAGAGCCAGAATGGCAACAAGTCAAGAGTTCGAGTATCTTCCATTAAATGAGATTACTGTAGATCGGGCCTCAAGGCAACGATCTAAGGTAGACCCAGGAGACTTGGTTGACTCCATCAAACGCCTGGGTGTTCTAAACCCGATTATTATTACCAAGCAGAAAGTCCTCATTGCTGGCGAACGGAGGCTTGAGTCGGCTAAATTGGCTGGGCTCAAGAAAATCCCCTGTAGGTATTACGAGGATTTGACTGATACCCAGACCAAGTTGATCGAACTCGAAGAAAACCTAAAACGCAGCGACCTTCCATGGCGCGACCAAGTTAGCGCGATAGTAAAGCTGCATGAACTCTACCGCTGCCTCCAGCCCAAATGGACTCAAGGCGCGACAGCAAGAGCTGCAGGGCTCAACGACACAATTGTCTCCCAGGCCTTGCGTATCTATGAGTCCTTTGACTCTCCCAAAATTGCCCATGCGGCTGGCATTTCAGCCGCATTCAACATCCTGTCTCGCCAAGACGACCGCGCTGCGGGCGATGCTATGAGCGAGATCATGGAGGCCGGGGCCAAGTTCTTTGACGAGCCAAAGCCAGTGATAGTAGACGGAGTGGAACAGCCACCTGTGGTGGAACCCTACGTTCCACCGAGCAGCGACGCCAGTATTCTGCTGGCTGATTTCTTGGACTGGGCTCCCTCCTACGATGGGCAGAAGTTCAACTTCATCCACTGCGACTTTCCATACGGGATAAATTTTAATACCGGGCCGCAGAGCGGCCGCGACAAATGGACAACCTATCAAGATGATCCAGAGATATACTGGCGCCTAATCCGCGCTCTTTGTGCGAATCTGGATCGCCTGATGGCCCACGAAGGCCATCTCATGTTCTGGTTTTCTATGGAGCACTACACGCAGACCCTAGAGACATTTGCCAAACTAGCGCCGAGTCTGGCATTTGATCGCTTTCCTTTAGTTTGGATTAAGACTGATAACGTGGGCGTGCTGCCTGATCCGAAACGTGGTCCCAGGAGAATCTATGAAACGGCCCTTATCGCTTCCAGAGAGGACAGGCTTATTGTCAAAGCTGTATCGAATGCTTATGGCGCGCAAACCGATAAACGTCTGCATCCTTCTACGAAACCAGAACCTGTATTGCGCCATTTCTTCGAGATGTTCTGTGATGCTTCTACCAGAATGCTCGATCCTACTTGTGGTTCCGGCTCCTCGCTTCGTGCTGCGGAGAGTCTTGGCGCGAAACATACGCTTGGGCTTGAGCTGAGTGAGGAGCATTGCACAAGTGCTCGCTCGGCGCTGAGGCAATTCCGCGCGCTTAGGGCGATCAGCAAGTGAGTCATAAACCAGACCTTATAGCTGTCTACAATCTGACAGCTGGTATTACTCTTATTGCTTGGAAACTTAAAGAGGATGGCTTTGGTCGAGATGAGTGTTTTCGAATGGTATTATCACAAGACAGGGCACTCGGTATTGCTATAAATCTGCTTCAAACACTACACATTGGAGTAGACAAGAAGTGAGCCAGCCCTTCACCCACACCTCTGGCCCCAGAGCCGCCAAGATCGTCCTAGTGGGCGAGGCTTGGGGCAAGGACGAGGCTGAGATTGGTGGGAGGCCCTTTGTAGGCCAATCGGGGAGAGAGCTGGCCAGGATGCTCAACGAAGCAGGGATTATCAAAAATCCCCTTCCCGAGCGTTTCCTGTCCTCGCAAGATATGTGCAATTTCTGGGATATGAGCCCTGTGCTTTGCACTAATGTTCTTGCGCTTCGCCCTCCCGATAATAACCTAGATAAAGTCTGCGTTTCCAAAAAGGAGACCCCCTCTGACTATTCCTACCCCTCTCTCAAACAAGGCAAATACCTGTCACCTTCGCTATTGCCCGAGCTATCCCGCTTGCTCGAAGAAGTTGGCTCTTTTCCTCGGTCCCTCGTCATCGCCTTCGGCAATACAGCCTGTTGGGCGCTCCTGCGGACTACGAAGATTAGTTCTATTAGAGGTACAACTTCGTACTCAGTTCGTCTCGATAGGCCAAATGATCCAGATGTTAAGGTGAAGGTGCTGCCCACGTTTCATCCAGCAGCGGTGTTGAGGAACTGGAGTCTGAGGCCAGTTGTAGTGGCAGACTTGATGAAAGCGAAGCGCGAGGCGGAATTTCCCGAAGTCAAGCGGCCAGAGCGGGAAGTCCTCGTTGCAACCACCCTGGCCGAGATAGACCAGTGGTATAGAGAAAATAAAGATGCGAAGATAATCTCGGTCGATATTGAAACCGGCGCGGGGCAAATTAAATGTATTGGCTTTGCCTCTACCAAGGAGCGCGCCTTAGTAATTAGCTTTGTAGATTTAAGAAAACCCGATTACAATTTCTGGCCAGAGGCCTCTAGCGAGGCCCTTGCCTGGAGTTGGGTAAGACGCATTCTTGATCTCCCCGCAGTGAAACTCTACCAAAACGGCTTGTACGATTTGCAATATATCTGGCGCATGGGAATAGTGTCGAGGAATTGCCGGGCAGACACTATGCTTCTACACCACAGTTTATTCCCCGAACTTCAGAAAGGCCTTGGCTTCCTAGGCTCGATCTATTCCAATGAACCAGCATGGAAGCTAATGCGCTCCCACAATGAGGAGACCAAACGCGATGAATAAATTGCTAATAGCAGAATTGCTAACAGTTACAGAAAATATCAAACTAGCTATTAGTGAACTAAATGCAGATCGACCAGCAATGGCTTCTGGCTGTATAGGTGCATCTGCTTCTATACTTGAGAGCATCAATAAGAAATTGGCAAGACAACAAGGCTGGCCTGATGAACAGTACAAAGTAAAAAGGAAATAAAATGCCTGAGCAAGTAGACATAGTTCGCACCGGCCTAGAGCAAGCCATCAAGCTCTGCCATGATAAGGCCATCAAAAATGGCTGGTGGACAGACCCCAAGACCAAGCAAAGGATTTTGCGCAACAAGGGAGAGCTGCTTTGCCTGATCCACTCCGAAATAAGCGAAGCCATGGAGGGGGAGAGGAAGTCCCTCATGGACTCCCACTTACCAAATCGCCGTTCTGCCGAGGTCGAGCTTGCCGATGCCCTAATTCGTATCTTCGACTACGCTGGCCAATTTGGCTATGACCTAGCCGGGGCCATGCTAGAGAAGCTAGTCTACAATGATGAGCGGTGGGACCACAAGCCTTCCGCTCGCTCGCAAGATGGAGGGAAGAAGTTTTGACCAGTCAAACAAGGATAATTCTGATCGTGGCGCTGGGCTTTATGCTTACCGCTTGCGGCATGGCCATACTTTGGGGAGTCGGCGGAATACTTTTATTCATTGGTCTTGGCCTTCTATTCACTGCCCTCACCGATTGGCTATCAGATTGGGCTGACTAGTATGGCAATACCACAACTCTATGATGTTGCCCATGATGAAATGCGTGATATCACACAGGCAGATGTAGATGCGCTAATGAAGATAGCTACTGTGATGGCAGCACTGCCAGAGGTAGCTATACCCAACAATCCACGTTTTGATTTCATATTCAGATTAGCCCTGTACCCAAATCGCATGAGGCCAGGGCGCTGCTTTGTTGCTGAGGCAAAGGAAATTCTACCATATCCAGGTGTTACAGGTCTCAACGGAAAACTATTATATCCTAGTATACCAGATACGCCATTCGCTATACGCACTGATTTACCTATCGAGTTTGCTACTGCGTTAATCTCACGGTGGAATAGCTTTATAGAAAAGCAGACTGACAAATATGCAGGCCAAAGGGAGGATTGAACTTGATGCGCCACTATAAATCCGGCTCTACCTGGGCTCTCTGGCGCTGGACCTTTGTGCCGACAGGGTACATAACTAGGCTGCATTTAGTAAAAACCCCTTGGTTTGCTATCTGCCTCCACTGGCTTAACGGCCCAGACCCGGAGCCATATCTGCATGACCATCCGGTAGACTTTCTATCTATCGTCCTCCGTGGAGGCTATACCGAGTCCCTCGACTCCGGGCTTTCTATAGTATATCCTGGGGCTGTGACCCTTTCCCACAGAGTGAGGTTGTTCAACTTAGTATCTTGTGAGACAAAGCATAGAATTACGCAGGTTGAGCCCAATACCCTTACCCTAACCTTCATGGGACCGAAGATGCAAGATTGGGGTTTCTATCTTCCTTCTGGCCGAGTGTCTTGGCAAGAGTACAATAGGAGATACAAGTGAAAACCTATGCGCGCCATACCAGACAGCGTTTCGGTCTATTCTGGATAGAGGGTGATGGTATAAATCCTAAAACTATGCAGAAGACGCGGAGCCTATGTCTGTTCATCCCGCTCTTTCCTTGGTATGGGTGGACTTACAGTTTTACCACCGATACAGCATTCCGCGGTTGGTACATCTGGAGTCTGCGATTTAATGTATCTGTAGAGGTTCGTGTCTGCCGAGCAGAGCTTACCTTTGCTTCCCTATCCATGGCAGACTATTGTGCCCATAATTAAAACCCACGAACTAGTTCAAGGCCAAGTACTCCCGGAAAATCTCCAGGTCTATAATGGCTTGGACGCGATGATTACTCTTGAGTGCTTTGAGGCAATCTCCGCCCTTCGGCCAGGGCCAAATCTAATCTACAATTTCGAGCGCGCCTTGCAAGGGCCAGCACTTGAAATGATGCTTCGGGGATTTCGTATCGACGAAATTGAGCGCCGCAACGGTGTAGTCCTGCTTAAGGGCCAGATTGGCAGACTTACTACCATCTTGGACCGTCTCGCGATAGAAGTCTGGGGCAAGCCTCTCAATCCTCGTTCCCAACAACAGCTGCAGAAATTCTTCTACACTGCTATGCAACTCCCCGAGCAATGGACTTCCAAACGGGGAGAGAGAAAGCTCTCCATGAACCGGGAGACTTTAGAGAAATTGCTTACCTACTTCCACGCGCAACCAGTGATATTGTGCATCTTGGGTATAAGAGAACTGGCCAATCAGCTGAACGTATTAGAGACGGAGATAGACACAGATGGGCGCTTGCGTCAGAGCTATAACATCGCAGGGACTGAAACGGGGAGACCTAGTTCGAGTAGTAATGCCTTCGGCACAGGCACGAACATCCAGAACATCACGCATGAGCTTCGCACAATTTTTATTGCTGATGTTGGCTGGAAACTGGCTGAGATTGATTTCGAACAGAGTGAGGCGCGAGATATTGGGTGGCTCTGTTGGGTTATCTTCGGCGACTCCACGTATCTGGACCATTGTGAAAGTTACGACCTCCACACGGCAACCGCGCGGCTTGTCTGGAAAGACCTCCCGTGGGGGAAGGACAAAGCGCAGAATAGGCAAATAGCGGAGAGGCCCTACTACAGGCATTTCTCTTATCGTGACATGGCAAAGCGAGGAGGCCATGCGTGCAATTATCTGGTCTCTGACTTCACCATGGCTCGTCATCTAAAGATCGACCTCAAGCTCGCCTCAGCCTTCCAGAAAGCCTACTATTCTGCCTATTCTGCCATCCCCAGATTGCATCGTTGGGTCGCGCAAGAAATCCAGACCAAGGGCAAGCTAACCACTTGCTTCGGTCGCACCAGGGAGTTCTTTGGGAGGCATAGCGATGAGGCAACGCTCCGCGAAGCCGTTGCCCACTGCGGCCAAAGCCCCTCAGCGGATAGAACCTCCCTATCCATGTGGCGCGTTTGGCACAAGATGAGGGGCATTCAATTACTGCATGAGAACTACGACTCGATCATATTCCAATACCGTGTAGAGCAGGAAAGCAGTATTCTCCGTGAGGCCATGGAGCTAACCCAAATCCCGCTCTTCCACAATAACAGAAAGTTCACCGTGCCAGTTGACTGTAAGGTGGGCTGGAACTGGGGAGATTGGGATGAGACCACAAATCCCAATGGCCTCAAGAAATACAAGGGCCAAGACCTACGCAAGCGAGTAGAGGGGCTAGATCGTGTCCTCTGAGACTGACAAAATCCTCAAAGATATGCTGGCACACTACCGCGCCGAGTCTCCCTTACCCATGGTGCGCTTCGTAGAAAAGATGGGGGAGGGAGAATCACCGCTCTTGGTCTTGCTCTTATATCAAATGCAGCACATGACTATAACCATGCAAATGATGTGCAAAGAATTGGAGCTGGATGCTGTAGGCCATTTCGTTACTGACGTTGCTCCGCCAAAAGGCAACTAGATTGTGGACTGGATTGAAGACTTCCTTGACTACACCTCCGGTCTCCCATCTCCGAAGATATTTCGGCAGTGGGCTGGGATTGCCGCCCTAGCAGGGGCGCTGGAGAGGCGCGTTTGGGTAATGTCTGCTGGCAGGCCGGTGTACCCCAATCTATATACCTTGCTCGTTGCAACCCCGGGAGTAGGAAAGAATGTCATCCAAGAGGCGCATAATCTCTGGTTCCAGAGTAAGAAATTCAAAGTTGCCCCCAATTCAATCACCAAAGCAGGACTTGTTGATGCTCTCGCTGAAGCTGGGACAACTATTGTGCTGTCTGATGATCTTATTGAGTATCATACTATGTTGGTTGCCAGCGCTGAATTTGGTGTCCTGGTCCCGGCCCACGACCTTGAGTTTCTCTCCGTACTTAACTATATATTTGATAATCCTCCTAGTTACTCTGAACGTCGCCGCTGGGTCAATGGTGGTAAGGAGATAGTAATTGTCAACCCACAGCTCAACATCATCGCTGGCACCCAGCCGGGGTTTCTATCCGCGCTCTTGCCAGAAGAAGCCTGGACTATGGGCACTACATCCCGCCTAATCATGGTGTATGCCAGCGAGGCGGTCCAAGTAGACCTCCATCTGGAAGAGCACGGCGCGGTCCATGAATACACCGCCAAGAACAAATCCCACGGCCAAGCCCTCATAGACCGACTCTCTGCGCTCTTTGATATCCATGGTGCGTTCTACTGGACTCCCGATGCAGCGCGCGCAGCCAAGTCCTGGTACGATAACAAGTGCCCCCCACAGCCAGGGCACAGCAAGTTATTCCACTACATCCCTCGCCGCTTCATCCATGTACTAAAACTGGCCATGGTGAGCAGCGCCTCGCAGAATGACAAAATGATAATCACTTTAGAGGACTTCGACCGGGCGAGAGAATGGCTCTTGGATGCTGAACTAAAAATGCCCGATATCTTCCGCGAAATGACGCAGCGCAGCGATACTCAAATCATCCAGGAAATGCACCTATTCCTTTGGGGCCTCTATTCTAAAAAGAAAGAGGCCATCCATGAGTCACACTTGGTGGATTTCCTCCAGGCAAGAGTGCCAAGCGAGAAGGTGTTTAGAATAATAGAAGTTGCCGAGAAAGCAAACTTTCTTATACGGGAAGCAGGTTTGAATAAGATGTATCGGCCTCGGCCTCTCCACGCGCGCGGGGTTGAGTAAGGGCTTGGATATAGGCCCACTTTTGGAGTCTAAAGTAACCCACTATTCCTTTTTGCCTAACACCCTGCTGTCCATTTAATTATTTGCCCCTCTATCATCATACCAGCCCTCAGTAGTGATATACCCTGTGGTTGCCTGAGTAGCACCCCAAGCGACAGCGCTAGAGGTATTTGTCAGTGCTTGCCACTTCCCACCAGTATTGGTTAGAAAGAGCGGGCTCAGCGTGAGGCTCGGTGATAAGTCAAGGGCAAAGATTGGCTTAACTTGTATCCCTCCCCCACCGCTTACAGCTACTACATTACCATAGGCTGTAGTGACCACCCCCAGTGGGACGCTCAAGGTGAGCGTTGAGTAAGCGGTGGTCAGGGAGACCGCGCTGCCATCTAGCGCTGCCGTGACAAGGCGAAAGTTATCCCCTTGCTGAACGAAGGGCACAATGACAGTGGTTGGGCTGCCGCACAGATTGGTGGTGCAGGTAAAGAAGCTCCCAATCCGTCTAAAGGCCGTGGTGCCGCTAGGCGCGTTTGCCGCCGTGGGGGATGAGTCAAAATATAGGTCTGGCAACCCGTTATTGATGATGGCAAAGACATGGTATGATGTTGCCGCTGTAATCGTTAACCCGGCCCCCATGCCGTTGCCGCCCGATCCCGCCGCCCATGTACCGCCCGTAGACTTAGTAAACGCGGGCAACACAATGTTCGAGATCTGCTGGCTATCCGTTGTCTGCCCCGCGCTAATATCCAAGACCGTGCTTGCACTAACCGGGTCATTGGATAGGATCAGGCCAGCAATATAGTCTCGCTGGGGGGAAGAGATATTGCTAGATGCAAGGCGCCAATTCCCACTTCCCTCTGAGATGAACGTGATAACATTGCCAGGTGCGGTAGTGATATTACCAGCAGGGAGAATAATAGCAGAGGAATTTTGGATAGTCAAAATCCCCGCGAACTCTAAGGTCCGCCTGGTTCCGGCTTGAACGCTTTCGAAAGCTGAGATATTAGTTACACCCGTGATAAAGATATAATTCCCTGGCGCTGCGCCTATCGCCACTGTTGGGGCGGATGCCAAGGTGGCAGCCGTCTCGTTAATGGCCGCACCAGACAGAGTAATAGTGGTGCTGAAGACACCAGCATTTTGGGTCAGTAATTGCAGCTCCACTCCGTCATAGAACAGCAAGAACGCATTATTAGCTGTAAACTCGTTGCCCACTAGTGGCACTGGCCCTGCACTACTCAGCTTAGTCACACTAACCGGCCCGAGGGCGCCAGCAGTGTTGGAGATATTAAGAGTGAGCGCGCCAGTGTTGGTAAAGCCAGCTATCCCCGCATACCATTGGCCGGGCGCTAGCCCTGCTGGTTGCTGGGCCGAGGTGATAGAGAGGGCTTGCGTGTTGGCAGAACCAGTGGTGGTCCCACCGGAGAAATACGGTGTAAGTGCTGGCGTGTCCTGGGTCAGCTGATCCCAGATGGTGTTTCCGACACTATCAAATAGCTGCTGTCTATATTGCCCCTGCCCATAAATGATGGCCCGTCCATTGGCGTCCAAGGTCACGCAGGGAGAGGTATTAGCCAGCGTCTGCAGCGCATTCTTCCAGGTAGTCTTCGGCGTCAAGGTCGCCGGGATATAGAAACAGACCTGGCCACTAGCGTAAGGTGCTCCATTCCCATCCACAAACTGGGTCTCACCATTGGGCAAGATGGTAGCACTATAGGCAGGGAGAATGCAGAGCAAGCTCCCCACCAAGGCCCAGCTTAGGGCCTTGGTCATGGAGCAACCCCTTGACAAATGCTTTAGTTTGTGGTAGAGTTCAATCATAGGAGGCTCCAATGTTTATCACACTCATGGTCGTCATAGCTGTCTGGACTGGCTGGCAAATCCTCAAGGATGCACTGACTCATTGTTGAGGCTGTGGGTATAGAGGATTTATACCAGTAGCCGCGCCAATTCTCCATGGCGGCGCTGCGAATTGTGCTCCAGGCACAGAAGCCAATCTAGCCAGCGCTGCATTTCTAGACAAGATATTTGCACCTATTCTGCTTGCGTATGGCAGCGCTGCGCCAGCTAAGGCTGCTCCTGCGCCACTACCAAGCACGTTACTTGTAGCGGCACCAAGATGGCTTGCTACAACCTCACCAAGATGCTCACCAACTCCACCAAGCGTCAATGCTGACAACCCAGTGAAGAGAGGCGCACCTGCACCTGGGCGCACACCTATATCCTGCACTCTTTGAGTTGCATTCACAGTCGCATCAATCTTTGCGCGCGCAGCTGGATCAGGATAGAGAGCTTCCTTGGCTTCTGGACTCAAAGAGGCCCACTGTTTGGGAAACTTGTTTGATACCACACTACCAACTGATTCTGGATCATCCAGCCCAGCCTGTCTAAGTTTGAGCGCACCAAGCTCATCGGCCGCTTGAGGCATTTCGCTTCGCACTTGGCTGAGGAAGTAATCTCCATTCTTCCCGCTTCCCAAGAGTGACTTAGCTGCGGCTTCCGGTGCAATAGTGTTCTGTGCAGGATTGGACGACTTAGTAATCTTGCTTCCAATGGTGTTGGCAATTCCATAAAGTCGAGAGGACTCCGCATTGGCTGCATCGAACGCCGCAGGCAGACTTGGATCAACACTTCCCACTGCATTTCGCATGTCAGTGGTAGCTGCCGCATAGAGCCTACTCAGGTTGGAGTCACCAATCTTCTCCACCACTTCCGGTGTACCGCGCGCTCCACCAATGGCACTACGTACAGCTGACATATCTTGATAGGTGAGAGGCGTCATTCCATAGCCAGTTGCTTCATCCAGCGCGCCACCAATCTTGGCAGGGAGAGAGGGCTTAAGCAAGGATACTATGGGGGCTGCTGCTCCACCCTGGCCTCTAATTTCATCGAGCGCTTTACTAAAGGCAGTCGTTGGAACTGGTGTAGTTGCTGGCACAGCACTATCTATTGGTGCCCAGGCAGCAGACACCTTAGCTGGCAGTGTATTCTTTAACCAGTCCTGCGCGTTGCTTTGCACAGCTTCTCCAGCCTGTTGCAACGTCCTACTCGCCCCATGCTGGGCAGCTACCTGCTCCACACTGTTCCCTAAGTCTTGTGCTGTCCGACCAGCCACATCCTCCCCCGGTTTCAGTGCAGCCTGCACTCCTGGGCTATTTGCCACATAGGCAGGGCTTCTCACTGGTATACCAGCATCTGCAAAATCCTGCGCAGCTGGATTCAAGTTGCCAGCAAGAATGTTACCGCCACGAGTGGCTAGGCTGGCCCCTCCACCAGCAAGTACACTACCTGCTATTCCAGCTGGTATTTCAGCACCTGGAGCATAAGTGTGTGCCAAGTCTGCCGCTGTATTACCACCAGCACCAGCTGCCAAGGTGGGTAGTACAGCCTCTCCAGGGCCAGTTAAAGCGAAGGGTAATGCTGTACCCACACCTTCAGCTGCCACACCAAGCTGGCGCTGTGCTGGATTCTCAGGCTGCATATTAGTCTGATCAACAAGGCCAGCACTGCGAGCCAGCCCAAGAGTTTGATCGCTTGTTGGAAAGAGCGTATTGTTTGGGTCTTCTGGTTGCTGCCCCATAGAGCGCAGCAATGGATTGCCCACATACTGCATTCCCGCGCGTTCCAGATCGCCGGGAATGCCAGCCGCTATAGTAGCGCCTTTTATGGCCTGGCTTCCAGCGTAGAGTGGCGCGTGAAATATACCTCCTGCTGGCGGGGGAGCCTCAGAGACACTTTGCTCTTGTGGTTGGGCTTGCCCTGGAGCTGCCGGATGATTGGCAACAGCGGGCAAGCTATCCAGGCTATCACCTTGCCCTGCTCCTTGACTTGCCACATGATTAACTGCTGGTAGGCTATCTAGCGGATCACCCTGAGCTATCACACCGTTCTTGGCCCCATCGCTGGGGATATATTGGGCCAGTATCTTCCCAGGATATGCCTGTGTCTTCGGCCCCCAGATGTTCTGGTTCGGCCCTCCATGGTAGGCCATAAGGGCAGTATTTAGATCACCGTACTTATCCAGATTCTGCCGCATGATCTTAGCCTGTGCCATAGTGGCCGCAGGCTTATCAGTTGGATCGACATTCAGATTAGCAGCCGTCTTTGGCATGAGCTGGGCAACACCAACTGCGCCCTTCGAGCTAACCGCGTTTGGATCGCCAGAGGAGTCCTCAACACCTTGCTGAGCCACTAGCAAGGCCGGATCAAGCCCGTATTGATTTGCTGCCTGATTAACGTAGTCCGGGTATGGCACTTACTGGGCTCCCTGCAACTCGACCGGAGCATATTTAGACATACCCGGTGGCACCTGCACTACGTCTCCATTGCCGCGCTTCACATATGTTCCAGGCATATACTTTTGCAAATCGGAGGCACTTTGGACTGTAGGCGGATTAACCTTGCTGACTGCGCGCTCTGCATAGGCCTCTGGCGGATAGGCTTTATTGAATGCCTCATTCGCACCAATGAGATTGCCCTTGTTGGTCTGCACCCAGTTGGTCTCGAAATTTCTTCGGTCAATCTCTCTCTGCGCCAGCTCACCCCAACCGGCAAGCAGGTATCTCGCACCAGTAACGGAGTTGTTCAACCCAGGCTGGGTTGAGATACTTGCTTGGATAACGCTCGCCGCTTCTCTCTGCGCCCCAAACATAGAATTTTGCAGAGCAAAGCCAGCCAGCTTAGTTTCCTTGGCAAATTCCTCTGCATCTGCCACCTTGGTTGGATCAAATGGCAGCTTATCATCTGGTATGCCACTTGCCTGCGCTGCGGTATTGATTGCCCGCGCGAATTGCATCCGAGCATCTGCACCTGTGCCAGGATTGAGGAAGCCCCCATTTTGGGCCAGCCCTTCAAGGTCTTGCTGCATGAATTGGAGGCGGCCCTTGAGTAAGACCGCTCCCTCGTAGGCCTTCCGGCCCTCATCGGTATAGTTGGCCGCTGCCCCTTCGACCATCTTCTCATATCCTGGAGCGAGGGCTGTCGGCACACCCTGCGGTGCAGCATTGCCCTGGGAAGGAGCAAGAGTATTACCTGGAGGTGTCTGCCCACCTGTACTGCCAGCAAGTGGATTAGTGGGCTGTTGTGGCCCCCCTCCCTGCCCTGCCACAAACGCGCCTCTGGTGCCAACAATAGGCTGGTTCTGCGCGTTGAAGCCAACAGGTGTCGGCGTGCTAGATTCTGCTGGTGTCATGCTTAACGGAATAGCATTGCCTGTAGGCGTGACAGCACCAGTGAGTGATGTGCTGGCCGGTGCCAGAGTTCCACCAGTGGGAATAAGTGATGGCCTTCCGAAGACCGCCGCATGTTGATCGGAGTTCTGTTGTGCAATGCCAGAAAATTCCATTCTGTGCTGATTGTACTCTGCCATATCAGCCGGATTATTTGGATCAAATGGGTGCCCATCGGCTGTCGAAGTCAGCGAGGATATAATGCCCTGCTTCGCATTCTGAGCAATAGTCCTACTCGGCCCTGGCGGAATAGCATTTACATAGTTGTCCAGCATTGCAGGGAGCTGCGTTGGGTCTTTCGCGCTCGCGCCGATATTGGACAGATTCTGAAAACTAACCCCTACATTCTTCTGTTGTTCATTCTGAATTTGCTGCTGCATGAGCACATTCTGCGTCATGGCATTGCGCAGGCTGATTACAGAACTGGCCATGCCCAGGATATTGGGGGGAGGCGGTGGTGTTACCAGATCGCCTTGCGGCGGATACAAGTCCATTTAACGGCCTCCCAATTGAGCCAGCATGTGCATGGAGGTAAGGGAGAGGTTTTGCCGGGCGCGCTCTTTATTCTGCATAACTTGTTGGTCTTGCTGTTGGTGCTTTAGCACAAGTTGCTTGATCCAATCAGCCAGTGCTGGCCCTTGCAATGGCATGGTAGCTAACTCTGCCGCCAGAACCCTACTCGGGAGAGTCCCATTCTGCACTAAAGGCATGGAGGCCTTTAACACATCATCCTGGGTAACATTGTATCCGAGCTTCTCAAGCGGTGCCAGTGCCGCAATGACCTTGGTGAGATATTGCTGGGCTTTACCAAGCATGGCAAATTGCTGTTGCGCCTTATCATGCGCGTCGGATAGAGCCTGCAATGGAACTGGCATGATTTAGGCTCCCTCGAAGTTATAGCTGTTGCCATAGCCAACAGATTGGCCACTAACGCCAGTAGGATTGGTAAGGCCGGAGCTATTCTGCAACAAGCCCGATAGCAAGAGCGTCTGCCCAATGCTAGAGCCAACACCAGATAGACCGCCAGCCGTAGCATTGGCAGACCCAATCTGGCCAGCTGCACTTGCACCACCAGCATTGGCTGCAAGGGTATTGGCTGCAGTGGTATTCTGTGTGCCAAGCACGCCAGTCTCCGCCGCCGCGTTCTCGCCAGTAGCAACTTGGTTATTCAGCATATTATAGATTTGCTGGTTCTGGCCCAGGTAGTTAGTGAACTGTTGCTGGTATGTCGTTGCCGCAAGGCCCTCCGCATAGTTGGCTGAACCTTTGAGGGCCGCTCCACTTCGGCCAAGGCCTTCATTTGTGTAGGCATTCTCTGTGTTCTGCAGCCCCTGATTTAGTGTGAATTGATACCCAGGTGTATTGGCCAGCTGTGCCATTGTTGGCTGGAATGGTGCGGTAAGGCTGGAGTAGCCAAGTTGCCCAGCCCCTGCCGTCGGAGCAACACCAGTATTCGGATTGGCCCCGGTGAGTTGGCCCAGCTGTGTAGCTGCATTCTGGCCAATGTTATTGTACGGGGCAAGGCTTTGTACTATCGTACCTTGCTCTGCTTGTTGGGCAGCAGAGGCCTTATTTAAAGCATTTGCTTGTGTGTTGGCTGCGCTACTTGCGGCAGAAGATTGTATCTCTGCACTTGCCACTGTGGCCACAGCTGCCGTCGCGCCAACTGCGATGACGCACTTTATGCCTTCTTGCACATCGCATTGCCAAACTAGATCAAGCATTTGCGATACCTTTTCTCTATCATGGTGTAACCAAGAAACTCAAACAATTCCCCTTTGTCCGAGCTAGTCTTTGTTCCATCGTAGAGCGCCATGACGCCACGGGCTTTGCTAGTTTGCTCAACAGCTTGGAACAACAGTACCGCATTCCTACCCCTGCGCCAATCAGGATGAAGCCAATAGAGATCAGACTTGCCAGCAAGTATTTGGCTGTGGTGAAGCAGGGGCTCAATAATAGACGCATGGTAGCCAACCATCCTACCTATTGCTCTTGCCACAACTATGTGAAGCGCGCCTACTTTCTCCAGCGCGTTTAGTTTAGGAATATCTGGCTTAAGCTCCCAGCCAAAGTTATTCCCATCCCCAACCTCAGCATAATGCTGTGCCCAGAGATTGCTTGCCTCTTCCCTTACATCAGACCACTTCTCTACCGCGAAAGTTATCATGGCCAGTATTTCACATCCATCAGCAAGTGGATTCTATCATCAGCTGAGTTATTGATGACTTCGTGCTCTTGATGGGCATTGAACCACCAGACCTCGCCAGTCAACATGCAGACTTGTTCATTGCCACAGATAAACATAGAGCCGGGGAGACCTTGGAGGACAACGTGGTATCGCCCAATGTTGCCTTGCTCCACATACACCCCTCCCGCGTCAGCATGGCGAGCAATCTTGCTTCCCGGCTTCATCCGGGTGACAAGCAGGCGTTCTAGTTGATGCCCATCCACAAGGCGCATAAGGTCGAGTACCAAGGCTTTTGCCTGAGGCAACTTAGCCACTGCTGGATACCAGACGCTTCCAGGATCGTCTATTACCTGCGATACATCCGTTAGGTCTTTCACCTTATCTACGTCTGAGAACCTCAGCCAGATATCGTCCACATCACCATGGGGAGTACCAGTATATTTGGTACGAAAGGTGTTTTGGTTCCATAGTTCTGGCTGGCGCACGATTGCATGAAGCAGGGGAATGGTGTTGACCCCTTGCAGGGTTCTGTGAAAATTCCTCATGCAAAGACTTTCTGTTTGAGTCTGCCATCATAGTACGCGCAGGCCTGACCGAAGACGTTATTGTACCCAACCGCGTTGGCAGCCAGCTTCGCCTGGAGCACTTGTTGATCTTGCTCTACGATGACAGACTTGGCTATGGCCCACCAGTCGGGGTCGAACTTGTAAGGGAGGCAAAATTCAAATAGCCTCTTGGCTGTTGGTTCTTTGAACAAGTCGTCAAATTTGACCTTGAGCACGCCAGACAGGGATTCTATTTCATCCAGCGCAAAGTCAATCCTTCTCAGCGCTCCCTCTACCGCGCGCGGATCGTAGCCCTGCAAGGTCATGGCATAGAGCACTTCATCTATCGGCCTTCTCAAGACCACAATCTTCGCGTGAGACAGTTTCTCTATCACCTCAGGCCAGATCAATGCGAGCGAGGTATCGGCAATGCCAAACTTCTGCCGATCAAAGATCAAATCCAGATCGGAGGCCTTTTTCAATGCCACGCTGACATTGTGAAAGCACATCCAGTCTTTATATGTCAGATATGCGCCAGTCCAAGCGCAGGCGCTTCGAGGAAGGGAGAACACAAGGAATGGCCTTGTCATGTTTTTATCAGCCAGTTGAATGTCGCCAAGATTGGCAACAATCTTAGATTTAGATTGAACGGCAGGTCTGCAGGCATGTTGGGCAGATTGAACGTGACAACTCCATCCCCAATGCCATACTTTGTGCCAATAGCAGCATAGAGCGCAGCAAACGCTGATCTACTCACTGCCTGCCCATTACACAGCAGCCAGCCAGTAGGGATCATCGCCTCTGTGCCAGCAAATGGCAGCATGAAGCCCGAGCTTACTACCAGTGCAGCCAGTTGCGCCAGCAATTCTGGGTCATCTTCAATCTCGTTAATAACCGCACTAGCTACGGAGGCGGCAGAAAGCACCGTCCCATCCGTATTGATGAAACCAATTAGCTGCCCAGTTGCACTCCCAGTTCGCATCCACAAGGCAAGCAATAGCTTGAAGAAACTCGCCGTTGGCGTACCATCTGGGTTCACGATGGGCTGCGCGATTTGGGGAGGAGCTGAGGAGAGTGGCTGGCCTGACATTTAGCTACCCATTGGGAGCGCGTCGATCCACGCTCCATTCAAGGCTTCAGCGAAATTGCCAGACCAGAACAATTCAAATACCCTATCCCGCGCCATACCAAGGCGTCGCCATTGCGGCTGCTTGAGGGTCTGCCCTTGAGCGCCAAGGCTTTGCCCGATGGCATTGCCAAAGGTCTTGCCACGATCATCGCTCCAGCGGAGATATACCTTCGGTGGAGGGGGAGGCTGGTCAGCGCCCTCCAGCAAGAGTGGAGCCCCGCCTTCAGTTGTGATAATGGCACCGGCCTGAGTACCCAAGACGGTAACGTCTGCTGAGGTGCCCATGGCAGTTCCGCACTCGATATCGGCCCTAAAGCAGGCATAATGGATACGATTGCCATTGGATACCAGATGGGGAAAGCCTCTGCGCCGCACTATGGGCGCACCGTTGTCGGTCGCGTTGGTCGGGTCTATTTGGTATAGGTTCCCATTTTGCCAATCCAGCGCCACGTTGATTTGATTTGGCGCAATGGCCGCGCATTGCACGCGCCCACGATGCTCTATACCATCACCATCGCACCAGCTTTCTTCATGCCAAAGGCCAGTCTGCAGATCGTAGGCCCAGGTCTTATCGGCGGAGGGAAAGTTAATAACGTAGAATATATGCCCTCCCTGCTGGTAGATATAGGACGAGGCATCAGCCAGGGTGGGATATTTAGAAAACTCCACTTCTATCGCATGGGTAGAGATTCTATCCAGCCGATAGTTATTCCCCTTGACCACTACGCCCTTGCCGTCCTTGTCCATGGAGAGGAAAAAGATATTCAGATCATGCTTGGCAATTGTGTACTTGGCCACACAGCCATGCTCCACAAACGTCCCTGGCAAGATTGCAAACGGAAAGCCTGAGTTGCCCGCGTTGTACCAAATCTCTGTAGTCAGTTCCCCTACCAGCCAGACTTCCCTGTGCATACAGATGATAGTAACGAGCTGATCAGAGAAGCCAGTCTTGCTGGCAAAATAGAGTGGATCCCAGGCAAAGTCATTGGGGAGAGTGCTTTGGAAACCCTGGGTGCCAGGGATGTTGGATAGCAAGAACGTATCCACAAAGTCACAGCGATCTGCCCCGAGAAAATTCGGATCAGTAATGCGAGTCATGGCATTGGTAGCCAGCACTATCTCATACCCCAATGGGGTGCCATCCACCAGCAATATCTCGTCACTATCGTCCACCATGGAGACAGGGGTGATACCAGGGCCAATTTCTCCCAATAGGGTGAACTCCCAAGTGGGCGAGATAGAATAGACATTCTGCCCAATGACAGCGTAGAGCTGATTATTGGTTGCCCAGTATAATCCACGGCCAGCACCAGCTACGGGAGGCTTGGCCAACAATGTGAGCCCCGCCCTTGGATAGTGCGTAGTTGGAGCCTCCCCATCCGGCTGGTTCTTCTCTGGAAATAAATTCACGCATCTTTGCGCGTTGGCAATAACAGACCTTGCCTCGTAGGCTCCCCCTAGAAGGGGGAGCGCTCCGGTGTTATCAAGCTTCCTGAGAGGAACCGCCACTTACTACGCACTCAGGATACGGAACCAGAGTCCCTTGCTTGGGCAGACGTAAAGCGCGCGGGAGTTACCACCCTGGGCCAAAGCAGCACCAGCACCACCATCGTTGACTTGATCCGTGCTCTGTGGAAACACGTTCATGGAGGTAGCGGTGTCATTTATCACAATGATGGTGGAGAGACTTACTCCCTTCGGATTTGGAATTGCAGGTGGAAGAGCCACACTATCCCCACCAGTGGCAACTGTGGCCACTCGGCAAGCACCAGCCTTCAAGACAGGAGTCTTGCTACTCAGCCCACCACCAGCTAAGGCTGTAATGTTGTCCTGGTTGCCAAAGACCTGACCAATGAGCTGATTTATCAGCTCGCCTTCGACTACGTTCTTACCTACTTGTACTTGATCGGGCATGGGGGAGATTCCTTATCTGGTTGTGTCGGAATAGATATTGTATTGGCCAGACCGGATTAAGTCTGGCGGCATGGTTAGGCGAGCGATTTGGGTATTGGCCCCGCGGAGAACGTTGAGGGCGTCTTTTGCCAGGCCTATCACCATTTGCCACTGGAGGACTTGGACCTGATCGCGCGAGATTGGATAGCGCACTCCCAGTCGCACCACAAGATTGTAGAAAATCGCCGCGTAGTATTCTGCGGGCAGGTTGAGTGGAGTAGTGAGCGCAGGGAACTGCACGAGCACATCCTTGAGGCTCAAGTGCAATTCATAGATGGAGGCCTGCGGGACAGGATAGGGATGGATAATACCAAGGGCTGGCGTCCCATAGGCATTATCATAGAACAGCCTATTGGGGAAGCTCTGCAAGAGCTTCAAGGGAATCCGATTGTAGTCCTCCCTTGCTTGAAGAATGTCGAGCATATAGTCCACCTGATTTGGTGGGGCGTTGTTGAGCATTCTTACAAAGGCACTCTCGATCCTATCTGGCCTGACTGAGATGTTAAAATTTCCACCGGGGCCAACGGTGTAAGTCGCAGCCCCGGTGGAAACAAAGCTCACATCAATCAGGTGATAGACCAGCCAGCGTTTTCTATTCCACTGGGCAATCATCAGGTTTAACGTATCAAGAGCATCATTGACATCTTCTGGCTGCGGGTCTTGGCCAACTCCAAGCGCGCCGCAATCCTTGAGCGCTAATTTAATAATGTCAAGTGGTGTCTTGATAGTCACAGGCTAGGCTGCCTTTATAGTGCCGACCGGGCCAACAGCAGGCTTGACAGCGCCCTTGGCCAAGTCATTCTTGGCGCGGAGTTCTGTAAGTGCCTTCTCGCTCTCAAATAGCTTCGCAGCCAATTCAGCATTCTGCGCTTCGAGCGATGCAGTAGCCTGCCCCGCTTCCGGCATTGGCTCTGCAATGATGGCCATTTCCTGGCGCTGGTCACTTACCACCACCCGAGAGCCATCCTTGCGAGTTACCCACTTTGGGTATTCTTGGAACCGATAAGGAGCGAAGCTCATCTTCTCATACATACCTTGGAACGGACGCATGGGAGTTATTTTCCTTTCTTGGGTTTGGGCTTTCCAATCACACTCCCAGCCTTAGCACTATAGCCGAGAGTGTTCTTGGGAGATTTCTTAGGCATGTTACCGGCGAACTGGCGTTAAGGGAGCTGGTGCAACAGCATCGGTCCTTACTACCTGCTCTGGATTGGTGGAATTGGGAAGGTTAGTTGTGGGATAGCCAGGAGTAGTCTTTTCAACAACCTCACCCGATGACCGTCCACCCACCACAGGAGCAGGGACAGTGCTCGGCTTAAAGCCAGGCATATCGCCAGGCTGCATCACATCGCCTTGAGGCGTCGGACGGAGATACTCGTCCTCTTCCTCTCGATTGGAGACAATCGTTCGCTCACCATTACGCTCGACCCATTTTGGGTATTCCTGTGGATCGGGGAGGGAGAGCAGGCTCCCATCCTGGGCACGAAACTCAACGACTCCCTTGACATTGCTATGCAACAGCAAGGAAGTGATTTCACCCTGGAGGGAAGTGAGCCCGCTTGGGCTGAGGTCGTTAGGGATTTCGATTGCAACATTGAGGAAACGCATGTGAAGAGACTCCTATACAAAAAGGGTGGAGGGAGCGCCTTAGCCCCCTCCTGGGATTAGATGGCATCGCCGACTGCACAGCACCATTCAGGACGGATGAACAGGTAGCCGTAGAGCACGTCGAGTCGAGTGACCATCTGATCGGTAGCGATCACATAGTCGGTAATCATACGCATCGAGACTCCATCGTAGGACTCGCGCGCAGTTTCGTGGACGCCCTTCGGCATCTCCAAGTCTGCGGTGGCGAGCGTGATGGCCTCGGGAGCGTAGGCGATGTTCTTGCGATAGACAACAGCCGACAGTGTGACAATTGAGATGTTCGCCCCGTTAGCAGGGGAGGCATCGACGGTCTGGTACTGTTGCGGAGTGTTGGCCGGAGCAGGGGCGGGAGCGAAGGGAATGAGCGCCGGGTAGATCGGGATAGAAGTCCCATTGGCCGCAACGGCAGCCGTGACAACGAATTGACGAAGCTGACCCTCGCTCTGCTTGGTGACACGGTTTACCAGATTAGTTCCGGCAAACGTAATAATATCACCTTGGTTGAGACCACCAGCGAAGGCGTTGACCGTGATCGCAGTCCCGGTCTGCCCTGCACCGTTCACGGTGCCACCAATCTCCGCTGGCGCGCCAGTGCCAGTGTAGGCTGCAGTGGTGTGCTTCAGCACCGTCTGGTCCATAAACCAGTCGAAGCCGAGAGCTTCCTGCATCTGACCAGTCTCGTATTGAGCGCCGATCATCTTGGAGGGGTTGAAGAGCCCAGCAAGACTTGAGACCGTTCTTGCCATCGTGAGCGGGTCGAGCATGAGCTTGCGATTGCCGCGCGGGGCTGAGTTGATATCCAGCAACGCACCGGCCTGCAGCCAGGTAGACGCCAAAGGCGTCTGCAGGTTCCCGTTAACGTCCTGGTTGGCAGTGAAGTTGGCAACGCCCGCTTCAACGCCAGTCATAACGTCGGCCGCAACTGCACCAGCAAGCACGTTGACCATCGGGGCAAGAACACGCCGGGAGAAGTCATCCAAGCTCATCGTGCGGTCGGAAGTCGAGTAGCTCACATCGACATGCTTTTGAGTGGCCAGGGGCAGGGTGATGGATTGCTCTGCAGTGTCTTGGGCTGAAAGCGCCGGGCCAGTGGTAACAGTAAAGTCGTTGGGCAGGCGGATTCTCAGCGTCGTGCCGATCTTCGCCCCTGTCTGGGCGAAGCTATCGTCATACTGACGATCAATGTGCATGATAAACTCGTTGGAATTGATGAAAAGTCTCACCGCTTCCCGAGTTATCATGTTGATGGTTAGAAGTGAATTAGCCATTTGGTGCTCCTAGGCGCAGCGCGCCCTGCTACTTGTTGCTGGGAGACGGTCCAAAGGACTTTGGCAGTGGCCGTGGGGAAGGTTGGCTAGACCTTTATGCTTGCGCCCAGTAACATGCCGTGGTGAGGCCCGGCAAGGAGCCGTAGGTTTAGTCTAGATCGTGCAGTAAGCTAAGTATTGTACGTCCTTGGTCACGGATCATAGAACAAGCATGTGAGACACTACTACGCCAGTACTTGTCTTCTCTACTCGTGTACAAGTCCTGCACCTCTTTATCAATACGCTCGAAGGCAGACTCAATCGCTGATTCCAGTGCTTGAAGCGGAGTTTCTGGTAGACCAGGCACCATCTTACTAGCACATATAGCCTGCAGATATTTATAATGCGGTGATAGCTCCATGTCTATGCCCGCTTCCGCTTCTCAGCAAGCTGCTTATTGCGCAGCTCCATCCAATCAGCAGTGGACATTTTGTCGTCTTCGAGTCTTGGTGCACTACGCGAGCGCCCACCAACGGTGGTGTCGGCAGGCGGGACGACACGTGATACTTGGGTCTCGCCAATCTGCTTTGCCTGGGCAAACTTTGCTAACGCCACTCCCTGCTTAGATGGGGGCAGTGCCATCATCCGAGCGGCCTCGTCGTTGTTGGCAGGCTTAGCCAGTTCGGCCAAGACTAGAGCTGGCGCATCCAGCTCCAGCACGGCCTCGATAAACGGCCTGGGCATATTTGGCACGGTAGCCCCATTCTGGCCTTTGATTAGGAAAGGCGAGATATTGTGGAGCTGCTGGACCTCTTTATCCAAGTCTGGATTGTCCTTGCGTCCGGCAGTGAGCACCTTAATGCAGGCCTCGTTGAAGGCCGTCTCGGCAGCAAGGGCTTGCGCTTCCTTGACAACCTCTTCACGGTTTATTGTAGGAACAGTTTTACCCTCTGCCTTGAGCTGTTCAAGCTGAGTCTTTAGAGCGGCCACTTCGCGTTCCGTTCCGCGCCAGTTACCAGTAATGGTGTCAATTCTATCCTGCGCCCACTTTGGCACAAGGCCACCTTTGGTGCGGAGTTCTTTAATCTCCGCGATAGCGGCCTCTAAGGTCTTCGGAAGAGTTGCAGCCTCAGCAGCAGCTTTATCTGCGATTACCTTGTCGGCTGCTGCCTTGTCTGCCAGCGCCTTATCAGCTAAGGCCTTATCGGCTGCTGCCTTATCATCATCCGCTTTCTTCGCGGCTGCGTCAGCAGCGATCTTGTCAGCCGCCAGTTCGGCCTCTGTCTTTTCAGCACAGAGGATTGTGGACTGCACATTGCAAATCCACTCAAGCTGGGCACTATCTCGGTCCGAGTTCTTCATGGAGGAAGCATCCTTCATCTGGGAGTGTGGGGCAATGCTAGGGCGGTGATTTGGACTGGATTTGGTCAAAGGTGGGCGAAAGGGCATACCCATAATTCCGCCTCAGTGGAACATTTTGCTAATACGTTTAGTCTGAGTCCTGGCTCTCCCCGGGCGTAGCTCGTTGTCTTTAATCAAGGCATCAGCGATCTTATCTTTCTGATCCTTGTTCAGATTTGGTGAGTTCAAGGCTCCAGCTAGGCTCTTTCTTGCGGCGGGAATTAGATCACGCCAGCGCTCTCCAACCCAGATAGCCCGATTTGGATTGAGTTCATACCAGAGATTGTTCTTGGCCAGCCTTTCATAAAGGGCCTGTGCACATTCCTGGGCGGTCTCCTTAATGAGAGGATGGACCCATCCATCCCTGCTCGGCCTTGCTAG